AAAGGGTGGGTGACCACCCTTTTTGTCATTTTAGATAATATGATTAAAATTATTTTTAGAATATTGATTTTATCCAACATTATGGATTATATTTATATAACTTACAAGAAAAATTTAAGATGGAATTAAAGGTTATATCTCTATTTTCGGGTTACGGAACTCAGGAATTAGCATTGAAATATGCAAATATTAATCATGAAACGATTGCGAATTGTGATAATTTTAAAACAGCAAATATCGCTTATGATTCACTACATAAAACGACTCATGGTAATTTGGGTGATATACGAGAAGTAAATGAAAATGCCCTACCTGATTGTGATTTTATGTCGTATTCATTCCCTTGTCAGGATATTTCAATATCTGGTATTCAGAAGGGAATACAGGAAGGTACTAGAAGTGGATTATTATATGAGGTTGAACGACTACTTGGTATTAAAAAACCAAAGTATCTTATGATGGAAAATGTTAAAAACCTCGTATCAAGTAATCACATGGATAAGTTTCAAACCCACATTCAATTTTTGAATGACATTGGATATGGTTGTCATTGGTTAGTATTAAATGGTGCTGATTTTGGATGTCCTCAGAATAGAGAACGTGTTTTTATGATGTCTGTTTTAGGTAGTACAAATGAGGAAGTTAAGGAGATTATGACGAGGGTATTAAATCATAAAAAAGACAGAATTAGTATGAGTGGATTTTTGGAAGAGGAAGTCCCTAATGAATTATATATTGATTGTGAATATGAACCACATACACCAACAACAAAAAGTGTGTGTAGACTGGTTGGTAGAAGAACGGATGTTAAATATGATCAAGCAAGAAGAGTTTATTCGCCTGAGGGTTGTTCACCTTGCTTGACAACAACAGGATCACCACAAATTCTTACGAACGATGGTAGAGTTAGAAAAATCACCGCAAGAGAAGCGTACAGGTTTATGGGGGTTAAAGATGAAGATATTGATAATTTAGTATCTACCGATATTAGTACTCAAGCACACGTTGCCCTTGCTGGTAATTCAATATGTGTACCTGTTATGAAAGCAATATTTACGGAGTTCTTTGCCGAATATATTACTGAAGAGAGTAAAGAAACTTTAATGATGAATAATATTTAATAAATAATAACGATATGATTAAAACAATTTTTAGAGTTTTAATATTACCTTTTATTGTGTATTATTTATATAACTGGCATGTAGCCGTTTATCTAAACCTTAATTGTATAACCCATGAGTGGTTTTATTTAGGAGGAGTAATTTATGAAGGAATTTATAGAAGGAAAACACTATTATCTGGATGGTGGAAAAGTAGTATTCACTGAGCAATATCATTTGGATAGAGGATCTTGTTGTGGATCGGGATGTCGTCATTGTCCTTATGGTGATGAAGTTAGAGAAATTGCAATGAATAAAAGAAAAGTTGCAACAACTACGTATGAAAAAATACAGGAAATAAAAAAGGAGTTAGGACAATAATACTTTTCGTAAGTGGTGTATTTATAAAATATGGCAAATGGTATAACATATGGTATTAATTTCCCGTTTAGGGACTCCTTTAATGGGAAGTATCTTGATTTATCAGATACTAGTAATGAAGAGATAAGAAGTGATTTAATTCATTTACTATTAACTCGAAAAGGTAGTAGATATTTTTTACCTGAATTTGGAACTAGATTATATGAATTAATTTTTGAACCGATGGATGGACCAACATTCGCAAGTATTGAAGATGAAATTAGAAAGTCTGTTGAACAATTTATACCTAATTTAAGAATTAATAAAATCACAATAACGGCAGCATCCGATGAGGAAGAGACGTTATTAGTATCTAATATTGGTAACGTATTTAATCAAGAACTATATATACCAAATCAAGCAACCTCTGAATATACAGCGAGAGTTAGGGTTGACTTTACTGTTACCTCAGACGTATTTAATCCAAGTGATTTTGTGATTATCAATATTTAATAATATGGCAAATAGAAAAATATCATATGTTCCTCGAGACTTTCAAGGGTTAAGAGATGAGTTAGTTGGATATGTAAGTACATATTATCCTGAATTACTTCAAAATGTTAATGATGCTGCATTATTTTCAGTATTTTTAGATTTAAATGCTGCGGTGACAGATAATCTACACTATAATATTGACAGAAGTATTCAAGAAACGGTACTTCAATATGCACAACAAAAAACATCAATATATAATATTGCTAGAACCTATGGTTTAAAAATTCCTGGACAAAGACCATCAGTCGCTCTTGCTGATTTTTCAATCACGGTTCCAGCTTTTGGTGATAAAGAGGATATTAGATATTTGGGGTTGTTGAGAGCTGGATCACAAGCGGTTGGATCAGGTCAGGTTTTTGAATTGGTAAATGATTGTGACTTTTCATCACCATTTAATTCTGAGGGATATCCAAATAGGTTAAAGATTCCAAATTTTGATCCAAATGGTAATTTAATCAATTACACAATAACTAAACGTGAGGTTATTGTTAATGGTATTACAAAAGTTTTAAAGAAGGTAATAACAACATCAGATGTTAGACCTTTTTTAGAGGTGTATCTTCCTGAAAAGAATGTTTTAGGTGTTACGGCAATTATTCAAAAAGATGGAACATCATATGTTAATACACCATCAAATCAGGATTTCTTAACTTTGGAGGGTAAATGGTATGAAGTTGATGCATTAATTCAAGATAGAGTTTTCATTGAAGATCCGACAGTAACTTCTGACAATCCTGGTGTTAAAGTTGGTCAATATATACAAACAGATAATAGATTTATTACTGAATATACACCTGAAGGTTATTTTAAAATAACATTTGGTGGTGGTACAAATTCTGCGGAAGATCAACTAAGAGAATTTACAAGGTTGGGAGTTCCGATTAACTTATCAAACTATCAAAATACTTTGGCTTTAGGTAACGCACCAACGGTTAATACAACATTCTTTATTCAATATAGAATTGGGGGTGGCCTATCTTCAAATATTGGTGTAAGTGCTATTAATACTCTTGGGACTGTTGATTTTAATGTTGTTGGTCCTTCACAGGATATTAATACATCGGTAGTTAATTCTTTAAGAGTTAATAATGTTACTGCGGCGGTTGGTGGGGCAAACCAACCCAACATTGAAGAAGTTAGAAATTTTGTATCATATAATTTTGCGGCCCAAAATAGGGCGGTAACCGTAAATGATTATGAAGCAATTATTAGAAAAATGCCATCAAAGTTTGGGGCACCTGCTAAAGTTGCGATTGTTGAAGAAGATAATAAAATAAAGATACAAATATTATCCTATGATACGACCGGTAAATTAACTCAAACGGTATCAAACACTCTTAAAAATAATTTAGCAACCTATTTGTCAAATTATAGAATGATGAATGATTATGTTCAGATTGATGTTGCTGAAGTTTTAGATTTGGCGATTGATCTTTCAGTTGTTTTGGATGGATCCCAAAATCAAGGTGTGGTAATCTCAGGGATTATTGATTTAATATCAACATATATGAACCCACTAACAAGACAATTGGGTCAAAATGTATTTGTTTCCGATATAAACAGACTAGTCCAAGCACAAAATGGAGTTATTTCCGTTTCTGATATTAGTTTTTATGGTAAAGTGGGTGGTGAGTATAGTTCATCAGAAACTTCACAACCATATGAAGATGACTCGACTAAAAAAATCGCACTTGTGGATCAAACAATATTTGCAACACCATCACAAATTTATCAAGTTAGGTATCCTAATAAAGATATTACGATTAGAGTTAAGAATTTAACTCAAGTGAGTTTTTCATAACATATACTTTTATATTTATTAAATTATTTTTTGAAAATGGTGTATAAACTATTTATTCAAAAAGGGATTTAATGTCAAATACATATAGAATTCGTACAGAAGTAGGAATTGATCAAAATGTTAAAATCAATTTAGAACAAGATTATGAATTTTTAGAGATTCTGTCTTTAAAAATACAACAAGCTAATGATTATACTAGATCTTGTGCTGATTATGGTGTTGTTGTCGGTAGGGTTATTGCAAATGGTGGATTAGGGATTCCAAACGTTAGGGTATCGGTTTTTATTCCGATCACTGAGGCCGACACTCAAGATCCTGTAATATCAACATTATACCCTTATACACAAATATCCGACATTAATGAGGATGGGTATCGATATAACTTACTTCCCTATACACAATCATATGAAGGTCATACACCTACAGGAACATTCCCATCAGAAACCGATGTATTAACGGATCAAACTGTTATTCAGGTGTATGATACGTATTACAAATATGTTGTAAAAACAAATGAAAGTGGGGACTTTATGATTTTTGGTGTACCCATTGGTGATTATGTTTTGTTCATGGATATGGACGTATCCGATATAGGTGAATTTTCGTTATCACCTCAAGATTTGATTCGAGCTGGAAAAACAACACTAGAACAATTAGATGGTATTAAATTTAAGAGTTCAACTAATTTATCTGAACTTCCTCAAATTATTACATTAGCTAAGAACATCCAAGTAGAACCTTTTTGGGGTGATAGTGAGATTTGTAACATTAGTATAACAAGAAAAGATTTTGATTTACGAAAAGAGTTTGGGTTTAATATAACACCAACGGCTACGTTTATGGGTTCTATATTTTCCAATAACGATGAAGACGCGATTAATAGAAGTAAAAGAGATAATTCAGGCGATAGTAAGGGTTGTAAAACGGGTAAAAAATTAGGAAAATTATGTAATGCTACGGTAGGACCTGGACAAATATTATCAATACGTCAAACTGTTGGATTAGATGAAAACGGGTCTCCTGTGTTGGAACAATTCAATTTAGAAAACAATGGTAAAGTAATTGATGAAAATGGTACTTGGTTAATTGAGTTACCGATGAATATGGATTATGTTACCACTAATGAATTTGGTGAACGTGTTATAAGTAGAGATCCAAACATTGGTATTCCAACAACGTCTAAATATAGATTTAAAATTTCTTGGGATCAACCCAGAGGTTTTGAGGTTGGTGTTAAACGGGCTAATTATTTAGTTCCCAACATTAAAGAACATGGATGGACAACATCTGATGTTGATCCTGCAAAATATACAAGTAGTCAAAATAATGTTCCTAATAATTTAACATCGTTTTTGGCGGTTAAAAAATCATATGCTTTTAGTTTAGATTGGAATGATTATTATGATGTGGATGCGGCAATAAATTGTGAGGACACCTTTTACAAATTCGAGTATAATAAAATTTATACGATATCACAATTAATAGATTATTATAGAAAAGGTGCGAACAGGCAAAGATTTGTAGGTATTAAACAAATTACTGACCCAACTTGTGAAAGTGAGGTTAATAAGTTTCCTGCGACAGATGCTTTTAGAGATAATAATTTTCAAATTATTATTGTGAATTTCTTTTTAACAATTTTGGGATTATTGATAGTACCACTAACAATAGCTTTACATATCTTAGTTCCAATATTTTATTTTGTTCAATGGTTAATG